CTTTCTGTGTCTCCAGTTTCATCTTCTTCAAGGTCCTCCATATCTTCAAACATTGGAGTATCGTATATTTTTATGTTCTCAGACTCACGAGAAGCCTTGCCTGCACGTCTGGAGTTCGCTCTTTCGATAGAGTTGAGCAGCCCTGTTACACCTACAGGCGAGGCAACAACCGTGTCATTATCTAAAAAAATAGCCGCCTTGACAGTGTTCCTGCCAGCGGCGTTGATCAGAGTCTTTGCTCGCTTCTCAGTCTTGATTGCTTCGCGAGCTTGAAAAGACTCCGTGCTCATGATAACCGTAACCCTGGTCGCACATACTGCACAGTGCGGCCCAACTTTAAAAAACTTTAGAGGTAAAAAATAACCCATTAAACATCATCCTTCGTCAACGAAGAATGTGTCATCACCATAAGTCTGCGCAAAATAAGTTCCGTTGCTCAAATAATGTGAATCACCGTAGCTGACAGCAGCAATGTTGCCGCCAACATCTGTGTGTACTTTGTCATCAAACATGCCTTCGTAGCTTGCCCCAACACACTTGCCACCGCTGTCGAAATGCAGCTCCTGCCCCGGGACCAAACCCTCCATCGTCTCGCCTACGTAATGACCACTCCCGTCATAATACTGAGTCGTCCCAAACAACCCTTTGACAGCATGAATCATATTAACATCCTTTCATTATGCAATCTTTACATAATCAGACAGATTCCAATATCCCTTTTTGTCCTGATAATACTTCTTACAAAAGATAAATTGACCTTTATTGACTGGTGTCTTGTCATATGTGCCAGCCCGCACAGTAAACCTTGACTCAATTCCTGAGCCGAGAGACTGCGTGACCAGTGCATATGCCCATACTTCGCCTGTTGCTCTGCTTTTCAGCGGTATTACATCCTTCACATACACATTGGGGCGGTCCTCATTGCGACCAGATACATATCCGTTGAACCCCATGATCTCTGCGAAGTCTTTTGCTTTGTGCAATAGCGTGTTGTCTGCAATTCCTTTGCTCTTTATGTACGCCTCCATAGCTTTGAGATAGCCGACCCTATCAATGATCTTGCCAGTCTTTGCATCCTTGCCTTTCGGCGGTTGCACAAAGTCTTTGATCATTTCAAAGTATGGTTCGCCTTTAATGCTATCCATATTTACAGTTACTTTGAAGCACTCCCACATAGTTTTGATCTGCTTCAGCTCATTCTGGTTGCCAAACTCTGGCGAGAAGAAGTCAAGAGTGATCAGCTTATCGAGCAGCGTCAAATTCAGCCGAACCTGATGTGTCTTCAAAGCCTCGAGCAGATCAATGAATGTTTCGAAGTGCTCACCGCAATGGCAAAGCGCATACAGACTGTCGCCCTGACCTTCGCCGAACCCTTTGATCGACATGATACCTTGGGCAATAACCTTATGCTCAGGGTCGCAACCATAGCCATCCTTGGAAATACCAAACTTCGGCATACCAATCGTGATCCTGCGAGTCTTTGCCATCTTTGTTCCTGTTGCGATATCATCTTCATTGTTCGCATTATCAAGATACGAAGCAATGAACTGCACAGGATAATAATGACGAAGCCATGCGAACATATAAGTCACAAGACTATATGCAACAGCATGGTTATAATTGAACGAATAACCCGATGCGTCCTTGATAACCTGAAGCATATCTGCACACTCTTTCTCGGCAACCTCTCTGGGCTGCTGTGAGAGTCTGCAGTATCCTTCGCGGATCAGTTCGACATCCTTGGCAACCTTCTCTTCTTTCTTCTTGGCAATATCTCTTCGCACACTGTCTGCCTGACCACCGGTGAAACCACACAGCTTAATCAGAGCTGCAATGATCTGTTCCTGATACACAAGATATCCATAACTATCTGCGAAAAGCTGGTCCATTTCCGCTGTCGGATTCTTGTTTGGAATGTGGTTGTACACCTTATCTCTGTACGATGCGCCACTCGGTCGCAGACATGCAGAGATAAGAGCAAGGTCTTTCACGGAGCGAGGCTGGAATTTACGGATAGCATCAGCTGCGAACGGGCTTTCAAACTGAAAGAGCCCATCAGCATCCTTATCGATCTCATCCCATACAGCCTGGTCGTCCCAGTCAAGCGTGTTGTATCTGAGCAAAGGAATATTTGCAAGCTTGCAGGCATCCCTGATGACAGCCAAGCTTTTAAGACCAAGGAAGTCATACTTAGCCAGACCAACATCGTGTGTTGCATCCATGTTCAGGAGCAAACACTGGACGCCGTCCTTATAGAAGGTTCCATAGTTGCTTGTGATGTCAACCGGCGAGATTACCATGCCCGCAGGATGTACGCTCTGCGAGATGGTTACGCCAGCCAGACCATCGTAATAATAAAAGAGGTCAGGATACTGCTCTCTCGCCTCTTGAGGCGCACGTTCATGCAGCTTCTTGATCTCTTTTATTTCGTCGTATGAGTATTTGTTTGGGTTCTTCTGGTGCAACACCTTACCAACGCAATCAATGATCGCTTTATCTGCGAGAGTGCCATATGATCCTACTCGTGCAGTATTGCGCTCGCCAAATCTGTCAAGAATATACTTGAAGATCTTCGGGCGGTCGTCTTCTGCAACAATATCGACATCTATATCACCGATCTCTACGCGCTCTTCGTTTGCGAACCTTGAGAACACCGTGTTCAGATCTTCAGGGTTCAGATCTACAATGCCTACGATATAGGCAATACGGCTCCCGGATACAGAACCTCGACCCGGTCCAACAGGTATGTTATTATCACGGCAAAACTTGATAAGCTCTGCCATCGAGAGCATAAAGCCATCCATATGAAGCTTCTGGAAGACGGCGAGCTCTTCATCAATTGCTGCACGGAATGCTTCGACCTGGTCCGGTTTAATCGTGCCGTTCTCACACTTCTTCTTGAACTCTGTTTCAATGAGCTCTTGGAACTTGATCGAATCATTCTCACGCGAACCATACAGGATCGGATATTTGATTGCCGTATCAATCGGCACATCTTCTACGCTGTCTGCCATGACATTCGTGTTCTCAATTGCCTGAAGAAACACTTCTTCTGGCAATACGCCCTGTTGCCGATAAGCTTCAACGAGCTCATCGTATGTCTTCCATGTCAGGTCGAACTTATCTTCATCAGGATAGTGCTGGTTCTTATATTCCATCAGCACCTGTCTGCACTCTGCATGGTACTTGTCCAGTGAGTGTGTATCGGTTCCTGCAATAAGAGGTTTGCCAAGCTGACATGAAAGCTGCCAGAGCAGGACATTATATGCCTTCTGCTCTGGCGTATCATGATGCTGGATCTCCAGATAATCATAATGCCGCGCGAGCTCCATATACCTTGGATGCTCGAGCGGCAGTTTGGACAATGGTCCGGCGATACATGCCGAGATTTTGATCACATTGTCTGAAATCTGAAGAAATTCATCAAAGGATATTCTGTTGTTGTAATAGGTGTGGTCATCTCTCGTTGACAGTTGAATGAGGTTGAACAATTCTTGCCTACCAGCCTCATTCTTTGCGATCAGAATGGTGTGATAGTTATCACGCTTCTTCTCAGCAAAGCTTTCGGTCATATAGATCTCGACACCATTCAGATATTTCAGCGGAGGTCTGGGAGGCAGACCTTCTGCCGCTCTTTTCTTATTCAGTGCGTCGATCTTGCTCTTGCACAGGAGCTGGTTCGCTGCCCATTCACGGTTCAGGCCATGTTCTGAGCATCCAAGAGCGACCATGCCGCATTCGATAGCCTTATCGACATACTCTTCAAAGCTCGTACTACTGTCAAGGAGACTCTTCATTGTATGCATGTGATATGGGGTGTAGTTCATTGTTCTCACCTTGCTTTATACGTTTATCATGTATGCATCGGCCAGTTCTTTAACCATATAGTATTTCCCATTCATTTCATAGCCCAGATGCATGATGCCGGTTTCGGTCCGCACGTAGATGCTTGTATGCTTCTTCGTTATATGCCTCCACATGAGCGGGATCTCACCAAGCATTTTCTTCCACAGTGTTTCATTGACTTCAACCATTACTCTCCCTTTCTCGGCGGTTTTGTGCTGCCATAAGCACAATACGCTCGCATACCACAGATTTCATTGCAGAAAACATCGGGCTTATCCTTCATCTGGATCATGTTCAGCATATCGTTTTCTGTAATTTCGTCCATAATATTCTTTGCCCACTCAAGCGTTTCTTCATATTCAGCCTGATCAAAAGGCTGCTCAATGATCATACCACCTTCACGGAACAAATTAAAGGCAAGAGTCTTGGGCCACTCTCCAAGAGCTTCATACGCAAACTTACTGTACAACAGCTGCTGCTTCCAGATTGTTTTGCGCTCCTTCTTGAAGGTTGACAGAGATTTACTCTTATGGTCGAGGATGATCAGCCCGCCACTCTTCCGATCACGGAGCATCATATCAATGATACCTTTGAAATTATGGTCGCCGATCTTGGTTGAGTAGGTCTTTTCTGTTGCCAGAATATCATAGCCAGGAAAGCCGTCGAAGTTCTCGCAGTAGGCCAGACCAGCGTCGTACATCTTCTCAGAGATGCCGCGCATATATCTGGGAAACGGAACCGTGACGGCATCCGCATACCGCTCCTTGTATTCTTCCGGCAACTGGTCGATCTCAAGCTGCCCCTTTGCCCATTCATCAATGAGCGCATGGATCAGCGAACCATATTGGGCAAATGCGTTTTCGGATTCTTCAAGCGGGCCTTCTTCAATGTACTTCAGGAAATAATTGTAATGACATGTAGCATAAGTCGTGAGCTGAGTGTAACTGAAGACAAAGTCTTTATCACCCGGCAGCAAACGCATACCACCACTCCTCATTTCATGTAATATGGGTTGATAGATTCGACACCATCTGCGGTGCATACAAGAGCAATCTGCATTGCGGGTGAATGGAACCTATGCTTCGCTGTGTAGTCGTCACCCGTGCCACATACACAGCCATTGCGGACATAACCAGTGTACTCAAGAGTCATTTCAGGCACATGAGTATGGCCCGCGAGCAGATAGTCAATGCGGTATCCAAGGATGGATGAAAGACGCTCGCATGAGGTCTTGAGGTTCGGATCAAGGTCGCCATGCACACATACATAATGCTTGCCCAGCACTTCAAGGTCGGCAATAGTCTTGTCTGTGCCTTCGATGTATGTGATGTTTTCGATCTGGCTCGTGCGACCTTTGCAATACCATGCAACGAGCCAATCCAGTCGTTCATTTCGCAACCCTGAATCAGCACTCATGTCTACACGAGAATGGTTGCCGTCAACAGAGGCAAAGTATACGTTTTCGAAATACCTGCTCAGCTGCAAAAGGAAAGAAGTGATCAGCTCGGACACATTTACGATCTGATCGACAAGGTTCTGCCTGTTCTCAGCACGGATCGTACTGTGAATGATGCCGCTTACGAGGTCGCCCATCAGCGGCACGTAGATTGTGCTGACATTATGCTGCATACCCAGATCAATCAAATAATCTGCATAGTCCATGACTCTTTTTGCGGCAATCTCTGGCGAGTATTTGCCCCAGCGGTTTTCGAACTGCAGACCAAAGTGAATGTCGCCAAGCATCGCAATGATCGCTCGGTCCGTGATGCTATCGCCGTGGATATACATGTGCTCCACTGGCTTGGCAGCTGTGATCGCTTCAAGCATGCGTTGATGGAAATCGCCAACCCTGGCTTCGCCTCTTTCAACGCGCCTCATGGAGCTCTTATTATCCCGATCAATGTAATCCTGCGCGGTCATACGCTTATACTTCTTACGCCAGCATGATTCACTGTCGCAATGCTCACCATCTCTGAACGATTTGTTCAGAATGTTGGTGAGCTCCTGCCATGTTGCATTGATTTCACCGTTCTCTTTTGCTTTGCCTATGCGAATAAGGAACTCATCCTCATGTTCACCTTTCATGACTTCAAAATTGTTCAATCGCAATCACCATCACTCTCGGTAAGGCTGAGCACGAAGCTTCGATCATTCATCACAAATGAGAGGATCTCGGAAACGTGGTCGCCTTTTAATTTCCATCTCTGCTTATCATCATCGATGGAAAGCACAAAGATGGTTGTAGTATTCGTGGCGCGATCATAGTCTGCGTTCGTAACATAGTCGCAGTTGATCGCAGCCGGACCAATTCTGATAAATTTCATGACATACCTCCTTAGAAAGGCATCTGCCTAAAGGTATCCTGCGGGAGATATTCTTCCCTGTCCTTGATGCGGAACTGAGGCATCTTCATTGCCTGAAGTTCAGGCGGCTGAATGCCTTCATGATCCCAGCCATACACGATGCGGTCGCCCTTGTTCTCCTGAAAGATACGGCGGTTCACCGGGTTATACTGACATCGAATGAACGGCGTTTCGCCGAACTCACGGTTCTTTGTAACCCTTATATCAGGCTTCTCAATGTTCAAAACAATGTCAGCGAGATTGGTGATAGCACTGCTGCCGCTGACAGAGTCAGACGTGAACAGAGTGCCAGCCTTTTCCTTTCTCGGATGCGCGACAAGGATCACATGCACCTTGAACTTTGTTGCGAAAGACTTCAGCTTGGCAACAAAGCGAGCCTGTGCTTTGTTCTCTTCATCCGGGGAGCACAATGCGGACATCAGGTTGTCAACGAGGAACAAACTACAGCCATACCGCTTTGCGCAGACCGTAAAGATATCCAGAATCGAATCAGCTGGGTCACCATCACCAACCCATCCGTTGTCATACAGAAAGATACGGGATGCGAACCACTGGCGTACACGCTTCTGAATCTCATCAGGGACATATGCGTAAATCTTGTTGGTTCGTGCGTCCTGCTTAGTCGTGATCAGTCGTGCTTCAACAGCCTGAAAGCACAGCCATTCAAAGACCTTGGAAGCGGACAGCTCGCCGGAGTAGATGCAGACATTATGTCCTTGCTGGATTGCCTGCAGGCAGAACTCCCCCGCAATGGGGGACTTCCCTTCTCCGCGCTTGCCAGAAACAATGGTG